GCAGGAATCTCTCCCCTAATGACCAGAACCGACCCACCAACAACCGAAAGGCCTAAGTCATGACCGAAAAGAAAACTATTGTTTCCAAAGAGATTCCAGACACTATCTACCTATACTTGGAATCGGCTTTGTCAGCTTCAAATTGGATCGCCAAGACAGATGCAGCTGCTGTACACCTCGCCCGGCGCATGGCCAAGGCACTAGATACGGCTTTTGACATGGGTGCTGATCTTAAAGACATAACGGCCCTATCTGGTAAGTTTCTAACAGTGTTGCAACAACTGCACTTGACCGTTGAAACTCGTACTGCCAGTAAACAAGAGGAACATGATGGAACAGCCTATGTCGGAGATTTCCTACGGCTTGTCAAAACCAAGAATCCAAAGCCCCCAACTAAAACTGCCCAGCGCAGGGCCGCTAGTAAGCCAACTGGCTGATGAACTGGGTGTACCTTTACTGCCTTGGCAATCACATGTCTTAGATGATGCTCTAAAGGTAAACCCTGACGGCACATGGGCCAGATCCCAAGTCGGTGTGTTAGTGGCTCGCCAGAATGGCAAGACACACATGATGCGGATGCGTATGCTGGCTGGCTTGTACATCTTTGGAGAGAAAAGCATTATTGCAATGTCACAGACACGCCAACTTTCACTAGATACATTCAAACAAACTGTTGACATGGCAGAGAGCCTTGATTGGATGCGTAAGCGGATCAAGCGTGTATCCCGGACTAACGGCCAAGAGGAAATTGAGGTGTATTGCCATCATTACCCCAAGTCATGTAATGGTAAATGCGAGAGACTACGAAAATACGCAATTAGAGCTGCAACCAGTGAGGGGCCTCGTGGCTCAACTGCTGACCTGCTTTATGTGGATGAGTTGCGAGAGATTGATGAAGCCACATGGGCAGCCGTTACCCCAATCACCCGAGCCAGACCCAATGCCCAAGTGTTTTGGACATCCAATGCTGGTGATCTAAATAGCAATGTGCTAAATGAACAAAGACGTAGAGCCTTAACTTTTGAATCCAGCCGTATGGGTTATTACGAATACAGCGCACCTGCCGGGTCTGATGTAAATGATGAAAAGGCTTGGGCAATGGCCAATCCTGCAATGGGTCACACAATTACAAAAGAAAACATTAAGGATGCATCAATCTTTGATACAAAAGATGCTTTCAAAACTGAAACTTTATGTATGTGGGTAGATGCTATTGATTCACCTTGGCCAATGGACATGTGGAATGCTGGCGAACAAGATATAAGCCTTGAGGATGAATTACCTACATGGATGGCCATAGACCTTAACTTCAATAGAGAGATGGCATGTTTAGTTACTATTCAAGAGCGACCAGAGGGCTTTGCCGTATTTCTACATGAATGGAAACGTGAGGGCGGTATAAACGATCTTGAACTAACTGGTGAACTTGCTCAACTAGCTCGTAGATACAGGCCAAGAAAATTTGCCTATGATCCAAATACTGCCGGTTACATTGCACCGAGACTTGCACAGGCTGGCATAGCAACCGAGCCAACACCTTGGGCATCAGCAGGTTTTGCCATTAGTTGCGATCAAACACTAAATGCTATGCAGTCTGGCAAATTCATTCATCCCGGACAAGAGACATTACATAGTCATTTAGTCTCATGTGCTAGACGGCCAGCATCAGATGGTGGATGGCGTATTGCCCGTAGAGCAGCGCAAGTACCAATCACAGCTGCTGTGGCTTTAGTCATGGCGGCAGGTCATGCTTGTGCGCCACAACAGACTGTGAGTATCATAAGTTCTTAAGGTCTACTTGGCAGTACCCCAGTGTGTGGGTTAGTCACTCCTATCACTAACCCACACACTTTCCGACACGCCTTACAGATGCTTGAATGTCACACATTTATGAGATAATGCAGTATGGGATTTATTGATTTCTTACTGGGCACAACACCAGAAAAATCAGATGTACAAGCCAAAGCAAATTTGGCAATACCTTATTACCAAGATAATTTCAGCCCATTCCAAGCCTTTGGTATTAACCGCGGCGATGCTATGCAAGTACCAGCTGTAGCCAGAGCTAGAAACATTATTTGTGGAACTATTGGCGAATTGGGTTTGCATTCTTACAATGAAGTTACAGGTGCAAAAATTGAGGGCAGACCATTATTGAAGCAACCCGATCCAGCGTTGCCACGTTTTATTACTATGTGTTGGACAGTTGAGGACATCTTATTTAAGGGACATGCGTTTTGGCTTGTTTTAGAAGTTAGTCCAGAGGATGGCAGACCTGTCGCATGCCGCCGTATTGATCCAACCCGGGTAACATTTACAACTGATTTACAAACTGATGAAATCTTAAACGGCTTTTATTTAGACGGTAATTTGTGTCCTGCTTATGGTGTGGGATCGCTAATTATGTTTAGTGGTTTAGATGAGGGCCTACTGAATCGTGGTGGCCGAACCATTAGAACAGCATTAGAGCTTGAAATGGCAGTAAGCCGAATGGCTGCCGAACCTAACCCAACAATGGTTATTAAAAACACTGGCGTGGATTTACCGCCAGAGCAGGTATCAAGCCTTTTAGCATCATGGAAACAAGCGCGGCAGCAACGCTCAACCGCCTACTTGTCAGGGCCTTTGGATGTAACAACCTTTGGCTACGATGCCGGGCAAATGCAACTTACTGAATCACGCCTAAATACAGCTGCAGAAATTGCACGACTATGTAACATCCCGGCATGGTACATAAACGCCGAAAGCGCAAGTGCCACCTACTCAAATGTTTCACAAGAGCGTCGTAGTTTGGTGGATTTCTCGCTTAAGCCTTACATGGCTTGCATCTCGGAAAGATTATCTATGAATGATCTGACTCCGAGAGGCTCGGTTGTTAAGTTTGATTTAGATGATTACCTACGCGGAAACCCACTAGAGCAAATTGAAGTATTGGAAAGAATGCTTGCAGCTGGAATCATCGATGTAGAGGAAGCGCGTGAGGAAATGGAATTAGCACCGAGAGGAAATGAAGCAAATGCAACTTAATTTTGAGGGCCAAGTATTGGCCGCAAGTGTGGAAACACGAACAATCAAGGGCCTTGTAGTACCTTTTGCTAAAGTTGGAAACACCTCTGCCGGGCCAGTACGTTTTGAGTTTGGCGCATTTGGCGACATTGATGCCAGCCAGATTGTCTTAAACATGGAACATGACCGCACACGCCCATTGGGTCGTGGCATTGCTGGCAGTGAGGAAGTTACCCCTGCCGGTATTTCAATGGCATTTAAGATCGCGCCAACTGGTGCAGGTAATGATGCACTTGTAGAAGCATCCGAGGGACTACGCCCGGCATTCAGTATCGAAGCCAATGTGGGGGAATACGTTATTGAGAAAGGCGTGATGGTCGTATCATCCGCCAAACTTGAAGCCGTTGCTCATGTAACAAACCCAGCATTTAAGGATGCACAGATTTCACAGGTCGCAGCTTGCGATTCTGATGATCAAACCACCGAAGCAGAAACCCCTGCCGAGGATGAACCACAGGAGATAACAGTGGACGAAGTAACAACACCAGTTGCAGATGAAGTAACAGCAGCCGCTGTTGTTCACGCTGCAGCACCAGTGGCTTACACCAAGCCTCGATCACCAATCAAAACCCAAGCACACTTCCTAGAGCACTCAATCAAAGCTCAACGTGGAAGCCATGAAAGTGCAGAATGGATTGCACACGCTAAGGCAGAGGATGCAAAGCTTTTAACAGCTGCAGATGATTCCTTTACAACCAATCCAGCATTCAAGCCAATTCAGTACGTATCACAGGTAGTAGATAACCAGATTGGCGCTCGTGGCGCGATTGATGCAATCGGTACACGCGCACTACCTAATGCTGGTATGACTGTATCCATTCCAAAGATCACAACTTCAGGTAGCGTTGCAGAAACAGCAGAAGCTGCTGCACCATCCGAAACCGGAATTGTGTCTGCTTACGTAGATGCAACTGTAAAAGCCTACAAAGGCCTACAGCGTTACAGTGTTGAGCTCTTTGACCGCGCTGATCCGAGCTTCTATGCCGCGATGCTTGAAAACATGCGCAGAGTTTACGCACAGGCAACCGAAGCTGCAGTAATTGCAGAACTAACTGCAGGTGGAACACAGGCAACTGCACAAGATGCAGATTCCGATGGCATCATCGCTTATGTATCTAAGGAAGCACCAGCTGCTTACCTAGCAACTGGTGAACTTGCCAGCGCTTACATTGCAGGTACAGGTCAGTGGTCATTGCTACTTGGTGCAACCGATTCAACTGGTCGCCCAATCTACAATGCATCAAATCCACAGAACAATGCAGGACAGGCTGGCGTTGGTAGCCTCCGCGGTAACGTATTAGGTCTAGACCTTTATGTATCCAACAAGGCAGTAGCAACAAACATTGATGAATCAGCATTCATTGTTGTGCCATCAGCTGTTGCAATCTATGAAAGCCCAGTATTGCAACTGTCAACAAACGTAGTTACAACTGGCGAGATTGAAACAATGCTTTACGGTTACATGGCCGTTAAGACAATCACCGCTGGCGGAGTACGTCGCTTTAACCTGACCTAAGTCAGCGTTAGTTAGAAGTGTGGGGGATGCGGCCCTGTGTCCCCCACACACTTCATTAGATAAGGATTTGAGATGGCACTAATTACACTAAGCGAGCTAAAAGCCGTACTTGGTATTGGTGACATCTACGCTGATGCAATTGTTCAGGCAGTTGCAGACAGCGCCGAAAACATAATCTTGTCTTACCT